TCATAGCATCACCTCGGTTTCATCAATCTGGGCGATGCCACAGGCATGCTTGATCGCATCCGCAACTTCCATTTCTTGCTTGCACACTGCTTTAAAGTGCATGGCGATTGTTCCCGCTTTCTGATTGGCATACTCAGAAAGAGGATATCCGCCTGCTAGAAAAGCGTTGCATGTCATGCCGATTACAGCCGGGTCATCACCGACGGCGGCCTTTAAGCGAGTAATCAGCTCCCGCAGTGAAGCCTTGTCCTGATCGGTTAAATGATCAATTACGCTGGAATTGTCGAGGGTGGTGGCTGATGGGGACTGCTCACCACCCTCTGTACCGGCATCGGACAGGGGAGTATCTGCCGGTATTTCTTGTTCTGTTCTTTCATTGAGTATTTCACCATCAACAGTAGTTGTTTCTGCTGTGGCGATTGGTTCGTCCGACAGCGGGTCTGCAATCACTGTTTTGACCTGCGGGGATACATCTTTCATTCGGTCGTACTCGTCCGGTTCCATGATGCCGGAAAAGCCGAATGCATATCGTGCTGCTTGAATTGCAGCTTTGTGGCGCAGCATTCGGTTAGGCCATTTCTTCCACGGATCAGTTTGGCGGAAGCATTCAGACATGTATTCGATTACGGATACCGGTCGTGCACGGTCTTTACGGTAAATGCGGCATTCAACTGAGTACAGTTTCCCATCATCGCCGTTGCTGTCCTGAAACTCCATGCCGTCGAATTGCGGGTGCGAATTGATCAGGTTCATCCAGCCGTCAATCGAAACGATAGGCTGAATGCCGCCGCGATCAGGAAAGGCGTAAATCTCTTTGGTGAGAGGGTTGAGCTTATATTCCTTCGCAACCATAAGGAAGGCTGCAAATTGCTCGTTTGAGCAATCACCTTTGATTACCGTTGCTTTGATAGCTGAAACGAACTCTGTAGGCTCCATGTCGTAACGGGATGCCATGCTATCCACGAGGGAGCGTTTTTGTGCTGGTACGATCTGGTTCATAATTACGATCCCGTCATGAGGCGCTGCTGGTACCAAACCGGCAGGTCAGTTTCGTCTAATTCTTCAAGTGGAGTTGATGGTACCCATGCTGTTTCGGTGCCGAACTCAGCCAGATAGGCGCGGTAATTATCGACCGCCTGCGCGATCATGTTTCGTGCATAACTGAACAGCGGATTGCCAGGGGAGAGCTTGATGCCGTGCGATATAGGAGCGCCGTCTTTCTGCCAAAACACAAAGACGAATGCGAAAACCTCATTCGCTGCGACCTTTGCTAGCCATTCCGGATCATAGGAGCCGAACACGCGACCTTCATTCAGTAGGCGTTTAAGCTGGCGGCGGCCTTCGGTGTAATGCTCTGCGGAAATGATGTAATCATAACTCGCAACAGCATCGCAGCAGGCTTTGGTGAATTCCTTGTCGGTGCGATTGGCAATGGATTTCAGGTCGGTAATCGCATTCAGCTTGAGATAGTCAAACCGCGCTTTGAACCGTACACCGTCAGCAGTCCAGAATACGGACACTTCGGGCTGACCACCTTCAAAGGCATTGGACAGTGTTGTGTTGGCCTTGATGAAAGCCGATGCAGCAAGGATTTTTGCATAGTCCTTAAACTTGATAAGCTCTTTGCCTGATTTTTGTGCGAGAATGAGTACTTCATCAAATATCGCAGGGCAGTCAGGAAATTGTTTGGCTCGAGCTATTAACTCTGCTTTTGAGCCTGATTTGGATGCCTTTTTTTTAGATAGAAAATCGCGCAGATCATCGGCAGTTTTCAAGCAGCCCTGATAATTGTCAGAGATTGGTTCTGGTGCGTATTTAGCAATAAACTTATCTCGACCTTCCAAAACACATAGGTGCAACTGACGGCCGAAGATTTTAGCAGGCGTATCGTCGTTTTCTTCACGTGCCGGGTTCATCCAGCTTTCCCACCAGAAGTCAGGCGCATTGCCGACAAGCTTTTTCAGGCCTGTGGAACCGAGAGCCTTATCCGCATGATAAACCGCATCGGACATGCCAAAGTAAATTCCATCCGGATGCTCAGTGAAGCCTGCTTTTTCAGCGGCTTTCTGCACGACCTTTACGGACAGGTCGCTAATCGACTGAAACTCATCAAGATCAATCTTGATATCCATCACGCGGCCTCCAATCGGCGCGAACCTGTGGCTTGCAATTCGACTTCAAGTTCGGCGCAGAGCTGCGTCAGGCGTTCGATTTCGACATGAGCGGTAAGCAGAGCCTGCTTGGAATCTTCCTGAACAACTTCGACAACGCGCTCCAGTGCAAGCTTGGTATTGCCCTGAATCCAATAAGCGTCCCAGACGCGATCCATAAGTGGCGCTGTCATAGTCACCACCTCACAGAGCTACGTGAGCGAATGAACGCTCATGGGTTGCAAGCGCACGGTTTGAGCGGCGTTCAGCAGCAACGATGTTCCCGAAGCTGACGGAATGGCGAAGCCACAGCGGCGGGTTGTCCAGAGCATCACCGGTGAAATGCAGAGACACTTCATCGGTAATATCGGTCACACGCATTGTCTGTTCGTCAAACCGGTAAATCTCAATGGCATCGTAATCGCCAGCTGCCTTGATAACGTCCGCATAGGTTGCGCCATTGATCAGGCGAGGGTCGGCATATTCGTGACCGGAGAATGTCGGGACTTTGAGCATGATGCGCTCGGCGGCATTCAGAGCAATCTTGTTCATTTCATAAAACCCCATCGTGAAAAGCAGATCAGCCCGTGGGCTTCTTCGTGCTGTTGATGGGCCTAACATGGCAATCAACATGAAATATGTCAACATATAAAATGTTAGTTGACATAAATTATGTTGATACGTTATGTGTTGATACAGCGGCGCGGTATGCGCTCATTGAAATTTCAGTGGTGACGAGGGTGCAAATCCCTTTGCTGGTGCAGCCACAAGCGCGGGGGTCGAAAGTCCTACGGTGCTGCCAGAAACAGAGGACGAACTGCTGAGAGGCGTTCTAGCATCTGTCCCATTACCGGCTCCGGCCTTCAGGACATGCTACAGATTCCCTACCTCTGGGAGGACTTTTGTCTTTCTGGGGGTAGGGGGGTCTTTAGCTCGAACCCTTACCTCACCATCCTTCATAACTAAGAAAAACAATAGGTTAATTGTGGTTATTAAATTTTAGCAGACTGGATCTGAATTAATAGGAGACTGGTTAAGATGAGAGAATGTATGAAAAAAATATCTAAGGGGGTAAATAGCCCAGTACCTTTGAGTTCTCTTTAAATCAATGATCTTATGAGATAGGAAGATTTATCTCGATTTAAAATATGAAGCGAGCTAAGCTGAGTTTATGAAAAAAAATATTGAAAACATAATTGCTGTTGATCTTTTTTGTGGGGCTGGCGGACTGACTTGCGGGTTACAGAGTGGCGGTATTAAAGTTTCTGCAGGTTATGACATTGATGCAGCCGCACAATATGCTTATGAAAATAATAATAATTCAGATTTTATCCTGAAAGATGTTGCTGAGGTTCGCGCCGAGGAAATTAATGAGAGATTTAAGGGTGCTAAGTACAGCCTTTTAGCTGGGTGTGCTCCATGTCAACCGTTCTCGTCGTATACGAATACGGTTAAAGAAAAAGATGATAAGTGGAAGCTTTTGCGACACTTTTCTCGTCTTATTCAAAGCGTAGGTCCAGATCTCGTGACAATGGAAAATGTACCAAATCTTGAACGCCAAGGGGTGTTCAAAGAGTTTTTGAATAATCTTGAACGCCATGGATATCATTACGATTATAAGGTTCTTTCCTGTCCAGATTATGGAATACCTCAATCCAGACGACGATTGGTTCTTGTGGCGTCGAAAATAAAGCCCATTGAGATAATTCCACCAACGCATAAGCGAGCTGAATATAAAACGGTTCAACAAGCGATATCACATTTACCGGTTCTAAGCGCAGGCCAACAGGATGCTGAAGATCCTTTACACATGGCTAGCCGCCTTACTCCCTTGAATATGAAACGGATTCAACACTCAAAGCCAGGTGGAACTTGGAGAGATTGGCCGGATGATCTGATCGCGAATTGTCATAAGAAAGGATCAGGAAAGACATTTCCTGGTGTCTACGGGCGTATGTCATGGGATAAGCCTAGTCCTACCATTACAACTCAATGTTATGGTTTCGGGAATGGTCGTTTTGGACATCCTCAACAGGATAGGGGGCTGTCATTGCGTGAAGCAGCAATTTTACAAACATTCCCACATAACTACGTATTTGCACCAGAGGGGACTCGGTTAAAGATGAGACAGGTCGGCACTTTAATTGGAAATGCCGTACCCGTTAGACTTGGTGAGGTCATTGCTGAGACAATGATCAAACATATATCCACCTGAATAAGAGTTATGCTTTTTTATACTGCTCTTGCAGTAAATATTGCTCTGAACAGTCAATTAATGCGGACAAATAACATTTTGTCCGCTCAAACATACTTTTTAGGTCGTTAGCAACAAGATCCTTACCACAATCACTAAATGATAACTCACCATGTGCTAATGAGTTGCGTTGAGATTTGATGCTTTGCAAATCAACGCCATCTCTTGCAAATGCATCAGTGACTACAGTAAACCCCATTTTTCTAACACTCTCTCGTATGACTCTTGCGTCTACATTACCATTAAAGCGATCAGTAGCATTAAGTGTCATATGAACTATATCTTTTGAGATATCGGTAATTCTTTGTGAAAAATCTATCACATCGTTTTTATTCATGAAGCGTTGAAGACTCAGTAAAATTTCTTGCTGAACTTCATCTCTGACTTCGTGGAATGATATCCCAGTAGAATGGAAATGACGATATATCGCCTGTAATGCATTTCGAACTGTTGATTCAGTCAGGTTGTATAGTAGCAAATAGACATTAGCTTTTAATATTTTTTTAGTTTCATTGTCTATGAGCGACGGCCTCCTGTTTTCATCAGGCAGAGAGGAATCTGTAGTGCCAATGTACGTTCGCTCAGGTTCAATCTTGATGATGAAGTCCATATAATGAGCAATTTCTGTGCATCGCGTTTCAAAAGTATACCGAGTATCTTCCATTGCGCTTAGTTTCCAAGGAATTTATTCTTGGCGTATTCAATTCTCGCTTTTAGTTTTGTTTTGCTGTTACTACCATCACTTCGTGTATGTTCTTTGAAATCGTCTGAGTTAATCCATGATATATCGTTACAGATAAGATTTGGGTTTTCTTTGAGGGCTTCCGCTGCGCCGACAGCTAATGTTTCAAATCTTACTCGCGGTGTCGATCTGGCGTTTTTTGTCTTTTTAAAACCGTTTGGCAAAGTGCGTTGAATGAAGGCGAGCATGTTTTCAAAAGTTGCTTTATAGGCAGCTTTATCAAAATTAGTCTCATTCATTTTCACAAGGTAAGAATCCATAAATTCGTTAACCTGATGCACAAAAGAATCGGCATCCTCAAGATAAGCATAAAACCGAAGTACTAGCTCTTCGTTCTCCTGTCGCTTGGCGAGTCGTTCACTTACGGGGGCTAAATTTCGGAATAACGGATTTTGAGATTGTTCTTTAACAAAATCATTGAACGGTCCACTCATGGCGCCTGTGCGCACTTCCATGGCGCGTAGTGTATCGCTTCCAGTATTTATCCGCTCAAATATATCTTTTCTAGCTTCTTCGTCTGCTTTATCTGTTAAGACGATTAATTTAATATTCGTTCTAAGAAATCGCATTTGCCTTGGCTTGGTGAGATCTGAAAATAATAAACCATTGAGTTTGTCTAGTTTTTTTAACTCAGTGAGTCTCAATCCACCTGAAATATAGTTTGCAAGAGTACGAATTCTTTGTGAGCCATCTACAATTTCTAAACGCCCTTCATTCTCCCCCACTACATCAGCAAGGAATAGAAATGGTACAGGAAGACCTAAAAATAAAGACTCGATAAACTTTGACTGTCTTTTATCATGCCAGACAAAATCTCTCTGGTATTGAGGTACAAAAATTTCATTTTCGTCATCATCAATGCCATTCATGTACTTATCAACTACAACCTCAACAGGGTATTCTAGTGTGACGTAATCAACTAATCTTCTAAGGTCTACTATCTGTTGCTCTATGTCGGCTGCATGTTGATCCGAAAGCATTTCTTCCTCACTATATTTTTATTATTTACGCGCGATATGCCCGCAGATACGCCCGATAATCGTCAGCTTCTCTAGCTCGACAGTGAATGTTTTCAGTAATGGATTATCTGAAATCACATCGACTTGTTTCGGATCGCTGAACGGTACTTTTTGCAAGCGCTTGATCTGTGGTGGTTCATCGTCATAGCTGATCGCATAGACGGTATCCGCGCTCATTGTATCCTGCGACAAGTCAACAATCACTCGATCACCGGGCAGATATGTCGGCTGCATTGAATCGCCGATCACTTCCATGATGGTGCTGTGGCGCGGTGATGCTTTGATTTCATCCTGCAGGTAATCAACCGGAATAAGCCATTCGCGGATTACTTTGTGGCCGGATACGCTGTTGTCACCAACCGGCAGATTAATCACTTCACCGATCGTACCGTTTCCAGCCCCAAGCTTTACATCAAGTTCAGGTATTGCGCCTGAGGTGTGCGGCTTCCAGTGTTCACGGGTGTAGCCGTTACTGGACTGCACATCGTCATCAGGGTCAAAGCTGGCGACGAGGCGAGGTTTGGAGGTGGCTTGCTCTGCACCGGCACCTGTTAGGAGATATGCTGCAGTTGTGCCGAACTTCCGAGCATATCGGTCGGCTTCTTCTGGGCCAAATTCATTTTGACCGTTCTCATGTGCACGATAAGTTGATGCGGAAACTCCAAGGGCTTCAGCTGCTTTCGTTGCGGATGTGAAATTTGCTCGAGAGCGTGCTGCTCTGAGTCTATCGCCCATTGTTTCCATGAATCAACATTCGCAAAATACACAACATAAATCATGTTGACATATCAACATTAATCGTGTTGATTGTTGATATGAAAACGATCAATGAGTTGTACGAGAAATTTGGTGGGAGTGGTGCGGTTGCAAGAGCAATCCGTGTAAAGCCTTCTGCAGCCTCTGAAATGAGACGTAGAAAGTCCATTCCTGTTCGATATTGGCCTCTCTTGATTGAGCAGGCTGCCACGGCAGGCATGCTTCTGGACAATGACATGTTGGTTCAGATGCATGTTGCACAGATAGCTGATGCGGCCGCTTAAAACAGTTTCCATGTCTAATTTGCTTCCCCCGCTTAACTGACATGGAAAAGGGCTGGCGCGATAACTCCTCCCATCGCGCCAGCCCCACAGATTACCCGTCTCAATTCTGGTCTGAATAATTGTCGTCCAGTGTGAATGGGTCATTTGAATTGGCGGGTTTCAGGCGATTACCGTCACCTTTCTCCCACCAGTAAATCCCGCAGTTCAGGAGTGTTGTGTCACCTGAAAGCGGTAGTTCGAGTTGCACCGGCAATTTGTTTCTCAAGCGTTTCACCGGTGCTTTCATTTCATTCGGTTCCTTTCTGACACCTCCGGACAAACCGGCGTTTCCCGAGATCAACGTAGCAAGGGAATTCGTGCATGTGGTGCAAAGAAAGTAAGCAGAAGGTGCATGAAGTTATGTGTAGCGCCGATTTAGCGAACCGGTACGTCCGGAAGATAGTTGCAAAAGAAACGAGAGGTTGGGGCGATCAAGAAAACGCTATGCGGCGCATTGGTAGCCGCTACGGGATTTCTTTCTGGTCGCTGAACAACATCCGAATAGGCAGAGCAAAGACGGTTGATGCCGGTCTCTTTGCTCGTATCAGGGCGGCGTATGTCGATGTTTGTGAAGAACAACTGAGACGGCTGCAGCATGAAATCGCAGTCGAGAAAGCGATTAATCCGCATGTTTCTCTGGAGGATATTGAGAGCGAGGCTGAAACTTTGGCTGCGCTCTTTCAAACAAAAAAGGACGCAAAAGCATGACATCAAAAACAGGACATAATTCCCAACTGACAGAGAATGAAGAAAAGGCAATATTCTTCAATCACATGCGTAAACGTATGGTTCACAATGCGAAACTGGCGGAAGTGAACAAGGCCAAAAAAGAAGATGGTAAAATTGCTCAGTCCGAAGGCGTTGTTCTTGGTGATCTAGACTTTGCAATCAAAGCACTGAATGCCGACGACAAAGCCACAGTGACGGATCGCTATCTCAATCAGGGCACTATCCTGACATGGCTTAATCTTGTTCCCGGCTTTCAGTCGGATTTGCTGCGTGACCGTGCACCAGCAATCGAACGGATTGAAGGTGAGGGCGAACTGGCTGGCCTTGCAGGCAAAGACCCGAAAAGCCCACACGATGCCGGTTCTGATGAAGATGCGGCATGGCTGCGTGGTTGGGACAAGGGGCAGAAATTTATGCGCGATAATCTCCAGTCTGCCATGGAAAAAATCAATTCGGAATCTGACGAAGATGCCGATCCGGACTTTCCGGATCAGGCGGCGGCGTGAAAGAGCAGCCTTCTGTTGCTGAGCTGATCATGTTGGCGGCGGCCTGTTATTTCGTGGCCGCTGCTCTGATCGTAGCTCCATTATATCTCTGGATAATTGGGTAAATCATGACAACCGCGCCAGCCTTACAGCAAGATAATGAGACTCGTGATTATCGCCTGCGCGTCTACATGCGCGCAAATTCAGGCAGTTGGATTGCCCGTGGCAACATCATGCATGCTTGCGGTTTTGATAATCCGAAATCACAGCCGGTCGGCGCTTATGTCCAGTTCCAAAATAGTCTGATCCGCGTGAACCAGCAGCTTAAAGCTGAGGGTTTGAAGATTGCCCGATCTGAGGATGGCGCGGAAATCTATTCTCTCATTTCGACTCTGGAGGCCGTGTGATGGCACTTATTCTTGGGCTTGATGTAGCTACGACTACTGGCCTAGCGTGGTATGAACCAAGCTCCTCACTCTCTTCCATCAAGGCGGGTTCTATCAAGGCTATTGGTACAAGCCCAGAAGAAAAAGCAGAATCCTTAGCTCAACAACTTGTTACGATGCTGAAAGCAGAGCGTCCCGATTTCGTTGCGATTGAAGAACCGCTTCGAAACATTAAGACCTATAAGAAGACAATTCAGACCTTATACGGCCCCAAAGTCATACACACGGTCAATCCTAACCAGATGCTTTTGTACGCTCTCATTGGCGCTGTAGTGAGTATAATCGGTGCGTACCGTCTGCCTTGGCAAACAATTCCTCCTGCAACATGGCGCAAGAGTTTTTTTGGGGCTGGGTTCAAGCCACCAGTTAAAATTACCCATAAGGATGGCGAGGATCCACAAGAGGAAAAATTATGGAAAAAAGCTGCTCGTGACCGCTGTAACCAGCTGAAAATCAAAGTCACCAATGTTGATATGGCCGAAGCTGTTGGCATCGCCTTTGCAGCCTCAAAAACACAGACATTTAAGATGCTGAGTATGAGGGCGGCGGCATGAGCGCTTACTACAATGAATTTGATCCGTATGCCGCCCAATGGCTGCGGAATCTAATCAAAGCCGGTCACATCGCGGACGGCGAAGTTGATGAAAGGAGCATTGTAGATGTTCATGCAGACGACCTCAAAGGCTTCACACAATGCCACTTTTTCGCCGGTATTGGTGGATGGTCACTTGCAGCTCGACTTGCTGGATGGCCTGATGAACGACCACTCTGGACAGGTTCATGCCCCTGCCAGCCGTTAAGTGTTGCCAACCTCACCGACGCAAAAAACAAAGGAAGCGCAGACCCAAGGCACTTATGGCCTGAATTTTATCGGCTCATCCGCATCGTACAACCTTCAGCAATCTTTGGAGAACAGGTTAAAGACGCGATTGCGTGGGGATGGCTCGATGAGGTTTTCGGGGACTTGGAGAGTGCTGGTTACGCCTGCGGGGCGACAATTGTCCCAGCTAGTGCCGTCGAGGCAGATCATGAAAGACAACGGTTATTTTGGGTGGCCGACTGCAGTGGCGCGGGATGGAAAAGATATAAGCAGATCGAATGTTCATCTGTCGGCGAGAGCTCGTCACTCTCCATCAATAGCAGCCCGTTTGTTGATGCAAGGCGCGCCATGGCAGGCAATTACAGCCACTTATTGTTTGATGATGGGGTATCCGTTGGCGTGGAACGCGCTGCGACCAAGGGTTACGGCAACGCAATTGTCCCGCAACTCGCAGCAGAAATAATCAGATCTTATCAGGAGGCGCGGCAATGACTTATCATCATTCATCTATCGAGCCCAAGCTTCCTGATGCGATTGAGCACGAGCAGTATCTGCTTGGCAGTATCTTTCTGGATAATGCATCATATTTTCGCGTTGGTGAGTTCCTAAAACCTCAGCATTTCTCTAATGAATACCATGCCGATGTTTACGCTAAAACAGCAAAGATGATCAGCGAGGGGCGCACTGCTAATCCAGTGACGCTCAAGCCTTACATCAATGCCGAATTGAAAATCAGTGATGATCTGAACCTGTACCAGTACCTTGTGCGGCTTGCAGGTGAGGCCGTTGGCAATATGAGTGTCTATGACTGGGGGCGGGGCATTCTTGAAGTCTGGTCACGCCGCCAGATTTATATGCTGGCACAATCATTGATTGATCAGACAGTATCTATGCCGATCGATACCAGCCCTGCAAAACTGATTGCAGGAGCGGCAGATCGCTTGACTGAAATCTCCCGTGAGGGCGATGAACGCGCCGGTTCCATGAAATACGGCGTGTTGCTCCCGAAAGCTATTGAACGGGTTGCAAAGGCCAGTCTTGAACAGAACACGCTGATACCGTGGTTCCTGCCTGAGATTACACAAGTGGCCGGTGAAATTCGCCGCGGCAACCTGATCGGCTTCATGTCTGATAGTGGTGGCGGCAAAACCAGCTTTAGCCTGCAACAGTGTCGGCATGCAGCAACAGCCGGCTTTAAGACAGCATTCTTCTCCATTGAGATCACAGATGAGGAGGCAGCGTTACAAGCAGCAGCGCAAGCAAGTCGGATCAGTCTTGGCCGGTTGGATTCCTATTCATTAAACACGAAAGAGCAGGGCAGCATTGAAGCTGAGCTTCTGAAGTCCATGAATCTGCCGTTTGATATCGTTGCGTTCTCAGACTGCACCCTGTCTGACATTCGTATCAAGATGGAAGCAATGAAGCGCTCTGCCGGTCTGGATCTTGTGATTATCGACCATGCCAAGATGATCAATCTTCCGGGCAAATCGAATGAATTGTTCGCTGAGCGTGTGAATGCTTTGTACCGTGGACTTAAAGCACTGGCAAAGTCGCTTGATGTGGCAATCGTTATCTTGATCCAGCGTAATGAAGAATGGAAAGGCCGGTGGAAAGCTAAGGGGAATATCCGTCCGATGATGGGTGATGCCTATGGCGGTGGCGGTGTGAAGCAAAACCTTGATGTGTGGTTTTCTCTTTACCGGCCAGAACCTCTCTACAAAGAGCTGATCCCGCAGGAGACGCATCAGGAACGCCGCGACGAGCTAGTCCGGAAATATGATGCCAGTCGTGGCAAAGCAGCTGTAATCAACCATAAGCGCCGCCGTGGTGAACCCAATCAGGATGCTCAAATCCTGTTCGATGCGGAATACACAGTGTTTCGCTCTCCGCAGGAAGAAACCGCGCAAGCCTCTTTCGATGCAATGTTCTGATGGTGGTGCATGGCAAAAGGGAAACTTGATACGCTTCTGGACGGTCTGGGTATTAAGCTGGTGCCGATCTACCGCCGCCGAGCTGCTGCACAGAGCCACGCCAGAGGTACAATGCATGAAATCCGTAACAGCTATGGTGATGGTCACCTGATCTTTGTTTTGCGGTGTATCCGGCAGACCAACAATAACCGTGACGAGTTATGGTCGGAAACCATCGGGGCAATCTCTGATGTGCTTATCCAGCGCCCAGATTGGGCGGAACGAGCCGGCGACGCGCTTGATGCCTTTGATCAGATTCCACTAGGTGTTTTGCGCGGTGAAGCTGTAGCGCGACGGCCTTGGCCAGTCCGGCCGACATTGAGAACTTTAATTTACAAGCAATTGGAGGTCATACTTGATGAGCCAGAAATCCGCCTTGACCTTTAATCAGCTGAATGAAAACTCTGCACTCATTATGGAGCTATCATTTGTGGTTCGTGCACGGATCATTGAAGCGGCAGACACGATGCTGCATTTGAATGTTGGTATGATCCGGCCATCTGCAGTTCGGACATTCTGGCCGACCTATCAGGATGAAACTATCGGCGGGCATTCTTTGGGTTATGGAAATAACGGAAGCAATATTAGATATGTGCCATCCAGCAAGGCAATTAGCAGAGCTGAGGAAGTGTTATACTATTGGGTGCCGGAGTATGTGCACGATATCGAGCGCCGATTGATCCTTTCACAGTATGCCATGTGTATGGCGGCGCCGAAAAAGGTGGGGTCATTCCGGTCATTCTGCGAAAAAACGGGTCGTGTTCGTAGGACTGCAGAGCGACGCTTAGATGCTCAGATAATTGATTTAGCCGCGATCATTTGGAAAAAAACCCAATCCTTACAATGTCCTGACTGGTCAAGGGTGTCGCCAATGCTGCCAAAATCAGGTATAGATTTAGGTAAGATGGCAACAGTCATGCATTGGATGAGTGAAGGGGCAAAACCAAGCCATAATCCGGAAATGCAAGAGGCAGCTTAAAGGCTGCCTTTTTGTTTTTCGTTTGCAGCTAAAGGAACTACACCCAGTTAGATGCGTTCATTTTATAACTGACAGGAGTTTGTTATGAACGCAAAAAAGCTATTATTGGCCGCAGTAGGTGTGTTCGCAGGATATAAGCTATATAAAGCTTCCCACCCTGAAATTCCCGAAAATGTATCCCCGGTTACTGGTTTCGAGCTTGATCGATATCTAGGTAAGTGGTTTGAAGTCGCGCGCGTTGATAACAGATTTGAAAAAGGTCTGATTAAAACAACCGCTGAATACACGCTTAATGGTGATGGCACAGTGAATGTGCTTAACAGCGGTGTTGATGAAAATTCTGGTAGATATAAGCGTGCATCGGGAACGGCTGAATTCGTGCGCGATAAATATGAAGGCGCTCTTAAAGTCTCGTTCTTTGGCCCATTTTATGGTGGCTATAACATTGTGGCGCTTGATGAAGATTATCGTTGGGCAATTATTGTTGGTTCAAGTCCAAAATATTTTTGGGTTCTATCACGCACAGCAGAGGTTCCTAAGGAGTTGAAGGAGCGAGCAATTAAGGTTGCATCAGAGGTAGGAGTTACCTCTGACAAACTTAACTGGGTACAGCAGAATTAAAAAATCGGTTGTATCCTTGTTTAGAACACAATCGCTATCTATGTTGGTTTCATAGACGTTGCTATGCAGCGCGTTTCTCACAGCGCTCACAAACGTCTTCATCAATTTAAACCTTTGACCACGGATGTACTGGCACTGGTAATTAAATGGTGAGTAGGAAGGTCGGTGCAGAGTTGCCCCGGCCTTTTTTATTGCCTTAATTTATACTAATAAATTTAAATATAATTGAGTAAAATCATAAGTTTAACTGGTTATATTGACGGCATAGAAATGAATGATAATGATTATCATGCTCGGTTTTTATGAGCTATGACAGCATTAAACGAACCCTGACAATTTACCCCCTGTCGGGGTTTTTTATTGTCCAAACATGGAGAGAGTGAATAGTTATGTCCGGTGATATCGTCATCACAAAGGACGGCATTTATGATAAGTTTGGCAAAGCCCTGAACGTTGCAGGTGAGGGAAAAGCTAAACGTATTTTTGCAAATGCTCTTAACCGAGGCGGCGACATGGCGCGGACACAGGTCAAGCGTTCCCTCGTCAGCCAGACAGGAATTAAATACGGCTTAATTAATAAGGCCGTTGAAACAAAACGTGCTAACCCGAATAAACTTTCCTACTCCCTTGAAGCGACAGGTAATGAGATGAACCTCAACCTCTTTGCAGCAAGGCAAGGTAAGAAAGGCGTAAGCGCTGCGCCTTGGAAACAGCGCCGAGTTTTCAAATCCACATTCATCGTGCCAGCTTATGATGGCAAGGTTTATAAACGTACCAGTCCAGAACGCGGGCCAGTCGAACCGCTGTTCGGTCCCAACATTGCGAGAGAGATCACCAAAGATCCAACCGTAGCTAAGTGGAAGCAAGTCGACGGGTTTACCATGAAGCGCGTCGAGCACGAGCTCATACGCCTGTTCAAGTGGTAGGCTAGGCGCCAGAGGGAAAGTCACAAGGAAGACCGCTGGCGAGCGAGGTGCAACCAGATGCATCAAAGTCATTAGTTTGCCTTCACCGCTCTGTGCGCCTCTGCATTGCAACGTCAAGGGGCAAAGAAAAGGTACCTTACCCCATAGGCAAGCTGTGCGGTCACGCTGCACCCCTGAATATGAGCGTTTTCCAAATTTGGAAAATCGGAGTTTGCTTTGCATTTTGAGGAAAATCGAAATGGCAAAAAAGGCCACAACAACTTCGACCTCGTCCGCAATCATCGACCTTACGGGTGAAGAAATGCTGTCAACGAGTGGGGCATCTTCACTGTTGGGTATTACATCTCAATGGCTTCGTCAGCTATCGGCGAATGGTTATATCCCCATGGCAATCAAGGGAAAGTACCCACTGGTTGCTGTTGTTCAAGGTTATGTCCGCTCCCTTAAAGACGAGGAACGGAGGTCGTCTAAAGCAGCAGCCGACAGCGGCCTTAAGGCCGCACGGCAAAGAGAGGTCGAACTCCGGATCGGGAAAGAGGAAGGTCGCCTCGTCGATATGGAAGACGTTGAAGCCGTCGTCTCAAATGTTTTTGCAACACTACGCGCAGAACTTACCGGCATCCCCGCAGCGGTAACGCGCGATGTGAAATTGCGCGCGGAGATTGAGAAGGGATTAAATGGGGCGTTTGCTCGATCACAAGGCAAGTTCAGAGAAGCGGGTGAGGCTTTACGATCTGGCAGCGATCCTTTGGGAGCCGGCGGAGAAAACGACTCCTGACAAATGGGGGGGGCGGAGAACTGCGTCTATCCGTCAGCATAACAATATCCTAGAAGGTGGGAATACTGCCTGTAATAAACTAATATGAGAGGTGCTTTATGGCTAAAGGTCGTCTTGATAGTTTAATGGATCAATTGGGCGTTAAATTGGTGCCTACCTACCGGCGCAGAGCGCGCGGCCAGAGCCATGCACGGGGCACAATGAAAGCCATAAGGGACGCACACGGCGAAGGTCATTTGGTCTTTGTTGTGAAAACCATAAAGCAAAGCGCCGGTAATATTGATGAGCTGTGGTCTGAAACAATCGGTGCAGTCTCAGACATAGTGCTGCAGCGCCCAGATTGGGCAGAGAGGCGTGCTGGTGACTTTATGGCGGCTTTTGATCAGATAGACCTTGCCGTGCTCCGTGGTCGCTCTCTAGCGCTCAGGCCGTGGCCGGTACGCGGGACACTACGCACATTGATACTTTCGGAGCTTGAAGGATTGCTTGCGCCAGTGTGTGCGGCGTAG